TACATCAACTTTAATTACAGGCAATATATATGTAACTATACCCTCAGATTTAAGAGTTATTAGATATATTCAATTAAAAAATACAAATGTGAATCCAAATACTCAAACGTTTTTGGAGAAAAAAGACCCATCTTATATGGCGACTTATTATGATACACCAAGCACGTCAGAGGGCATACCGAAATACTACGCTAATTGGGATGCTAATTTTTGGGTAGTAGCACCCACACCTGATTTTCAATACGAAATCACAATGGCTTATATCAAACAGCCAACTAGTTTAACAGACACTACGGTAAGCACCACAGGCACATATCTATCTAATAAATATCAAGATCTTCTATTGTACGCATCATTGATAAACGCATATGGGTACTTGAAAGGTCCGGTAGATATGTTACAATACTATCAAGGCGCTTATAAAGAAGCTTTACAAACGTACGCGATTGAACAACAAGGTCGTAGACGCAGAGACGAATATCAAGATGGAGTTATTCGGACACCTCTTAAATCACCATTTCCATCAGAATATTAAGGAGATAAAAATATGGCAAACGTAATACCTAATTCATTTCGTGGAGAGTTGTTCTCAGGAACACACAACTTTGCGAGTGGTGGGGATGCATTTAAAATAGCTTTGTATACAGGATCAATTGGTTCTGTTTATACAACTTCAAGCACAGTGGTTTCTGCAACTAATGAAGTAAGCACAGGTGGAAGTAGTAACTATACGAGACAAGCTTTAGGTTCTCAAGCAGTTGCATCTTCAACAGCTGTTGCTACAGTTGACTTTGGAGATTCAACTTGGTCAAGCGCAACTTTTACAGCGGCGTTTGCAGCTATTTATAATGATGATAAATCAGATAAGTTATGTGTAGTATTAGATTTTGGTGGAGATAAAACTTGTACTAATGGAACATTTAAAATTACTTACCCTGATCCGTCAACACCAGCTAATGCTATTATAAGCATGAGTTAATAGGAGAGTAAATGGCTTTAGTAATAAATGATAGAGTAAGAGAAACGAGTACAACAGCAGGCACAGGTACATTAAACCTTGCAGGTGCTGTTACGGGTTTTCAAACTTTTGTTGCAGGAATAGGTAATAGTAATACAACTTACTATGCTATCTTTGAAGAAGGTACTAATCTATTTGAAATAGGTATTGGTACTGTAACTGATGCAACACCTGACACTCTAGCAAGAGATACTGTTTTAAGCAACTCTTCAGGTAATACGTCAAAGATAAATTTTAATTCAGGTGGTTCAAGTACACTAAGTGTATTTTGTACAATGCCTGCAAGTAAGTCAGTTTATTTAGATTCAAATGGTGTACCAGTAGGTGCAGCAAGTAACGGATTTGCTGTTGCAATGGCAATAGCTTTATAGGAGGAATATGGCACAAGATTTTACTAGATATGCAGTACAAGCAACTAACAGTGCAGGTACGATATTTACAGCAAATTCAAATGATGCAGTCATTGGAATCAGAATCGCGAACATAGTAACTTCAGCAATTAAAATAGATGTTTTTGTAAGTGTCGGTGGTTCGACAACAAGATTCATCTGTAAAGATTTAAGTATTCCACCAAACAGTGCTGTAGAGCTTGTTTCAGGTGGTGCTAAATTTGTGATGCAAAATACTGATGTATTGAAAGTAGAATCAGATACTGCATCTAGTGCTGATGTTTATGTTAGCGTTGTTGATTCAATAAGTGCATAGGAGAAAAAATGGATAGTTTATATAACACAATATATATTGGTAACAAACCAGGAGCAGAAAATATTTATACTCATGCTCAGGTTATGGATAACAAAGACATTGTTATTGAGTCTGCTGTATTAGCAGGTCCAGTAAGCTTTGTTAACACAATAACAGTAACAGGAACATTGGTGGTAGTTTAATGAGTAAAATAGAAGTAAATACAGTTGATACACAATGCGGATCTACATTAACTTTAGGTTCATCAGGTAAAACTGTAACCCTTGCAAGTGGTGCAACACAAACAGGCTTTGGTAGAACAGGAACTGTAGATTGGTGTACAACAGCTAAAACATCTCCGTTTACTGCAACTAGCGGTGATGGTTTTTTCGTGAATACAAATGGTGGAGCAGTTACAGTTACACTTCCAAGTTCGCCAAGCGCTGGTGATATTGTTGCTATTGCTGATTATGCAAATACATTTAGTGTAAATAATGTTACAATAGGAAGAAATGGTTCAAAAATTAATGGTGGATGTTTTGATTCAAAATTATCAACTACTGGTCAATCTGTAACTTTAGTTTATGTTGATGGAACAAGAGGATGGAAAACAGTTACTGACTCAACTGCAAACGTAACTGGACAACCAAACTATGTGACTGCTAGTGGTGGAACAGAAACAACTTCAGGAGATTATAAAATTCATACTTTTACATCGAGCGGTACTCTTAGTGTTACTGCAGGAGGATTACCAGCAGGATCAGATAAAGTTTCTTATGTGGTAGTTGCAGGTGGTGGTGGCGGTGGTGGTGATCACGGTGGAGGTGGAGGAGCAGGAGGCTTTAGAGAAGGCAAATGTTCTTCTGATCCATATACTGATTCTCCTTTAGACGCAGGTACAGGTTTAACTTTAACAGCAGGTTCATATCCAATAACAGTTGGTGCTGGTGGGGCTGGTGGTTTTGGTCAAGGAGCACCATCACCTAATGCACCACAAGGTTCAATCGGTCTTGCAGGATCAAATTCAATTTTTGATTCAATTACTTCAGCAGGTGGTGGAGGTGGAGCAAAAGAACCAACATCTCCTTACGGAGGTCAAAATAGTGGAGCAGGAACAGCAGGAGGTTCAGGCGGTGGTGGTTCTTATGGAACTGCTAGTTCAACTCCAGCAGGTGTTGGTGGAGCAGGAAATACTCCCCCAGTTAGTCCTCCACAAGGAAATCCAGGTGGAAATGGTGATGGAGCACCAGGAAGTCCAGCACCAGTCAATTCATCAGGTGGTGGCGGAGGAGCAACAGCAGCTGGTGGTAATAATAGTGGTTCATCAGGTGGTGTAGGTGGAGCAGGAGCAACTTCTTCAATTAACGGAACACCAACAGCTAGAGCTGGTGGTGGGGGTGGTGCATCAGGTTCAGGTGGTTCTGGTGGTTCTGGTGGAACTGGTGGTGGTGGAGCAGGATCAAATGGATCAACAGGAACAGCAGGAACTGTAAATACTGGTGGAGGCGGTGGAGGAGCATATCCTGACCCACAATTTGGCGGTGCAGGAGGAAGTGGAATAGTAATAATAAGATATAAATTTCAAAATTAATTATGACAAGTACAATTAAAGTAAATAAAATAGAAAAAGTAGATGGTAGCACTATAGAATTAGGCGGACCAGGTACTTCAGTTAATTTAGCTTGCGGTGCTACACAAACAGGTTTCGGAAGAACAGGAACTGTAGATTGGTGTACAACTGCCAAGACTTCACCTTTTACTGCTGTTTCAGGTGATGGATTTTTTTTAAATACAACAGGTGGTACTATTACAGTTACTCTTCCAAGCTCACCTTCTGCTGGTGACATAGTTGCTTTTAAAGATTACGCAAACACTTGGGATACAAACAAAGTAATTTTATGTAGAAATGGTTCAAAAATTAATGGGGCTTGTAATAATTCAGACTTAACTACAGAATCACAATCAGTAACTTTAATTTACGTAGATGGCACTAAAGGTTGGCAAGACATACACGATTCAACTGCTAATGTTACAGGAGCTACATTTGTTACAGCAACAGGTGGAACAGTAACTTGTTCAGGAGATTATAAAATTCATACATTCACATCTTCAGGATGTTTTCAAGTAACATGTGCCGGTAATCCAGGAGGTTCAGATAAAATTTCATATTTAGTAATTGGTGGTGGAGGAGGAGCCGGTGGTTGGGGAGGTGGAGGAGCAGGTGCTGGAGGTTATAGAGAAGGAAAAGATTCATCAGACCCTTATACAGCATCACCTTTAGCAGCTACACCGTGTTCAGCTTTAACAGCCTCTGTTGCAACTTTTCCAATTACAGTAGGAGCAGGTGGTGTAGGGAAACCTTATCCTGAAAAAAATTCAACAACAAAAGGTTCACCTTCAACTTTTAGCACAATTACATCTGCTGGTGGAGGTGTAGGTTCACCCAATAGTAGTTTTCCTGGACACGATTGTGGTGCCGCAGCAGGTAATGGTGGAGCAGGTGGTGGAGCGCATGCAGGATCATGTACAGTAGGTCAAGGAAATACACCTCCCGTTTCTCCCCCTCAAGGTTTTAATGGCGGAACAGGTACAAACAACGCACCCACAGGTTATTTTGGTGGTGGTGGTGGTGGAGCTGGTGCGCTTGGAAATAATGCTCCAAATTCTGTTGGGGGTAATGGAGGAGCAGGATCAACATCAAGTATTAATGCAACACCAACAACAAGAGCAGGTGGCGGTGGAGCAGGAACAGTTTGTAATTCTGCAAACTCAACAGGTGGCCCAGGTGGAGGTGGAAATGGTGGTGCAGGAGGTGGAGCAAATACAGGAGCAAGTGGAACAGCTAACACAGGTGGGGGTGGAGGTGGAGCTGGAGCTACAAATCCAACTGGAACTAGTGCTGGTGCAGGTGGAAGCGGTGGATCAGGAATAGTAATAATAAGATATAAATTTCAATAGTTGAATGATAATTAAAAATAATATATAAGGAGAACATTATGGCACATTACGCAAAATTAGGAGCAAACAATAAAGTTATAGCGGTTCACGTTGTAGCTGATGCTGATTGTCAAAACGCTGATGGTGTTGAAGATGAAGAAGTAGGAAGACAGTTTTTGGAAAGAATCCATAGCTGGCCTCTTT